CGCAGCTGACTCCATACACTCTGGTGTTTCTTTACCAATAATAGAAGTCTTTACAGGGCCTGCAGCTGGAAAGGTTTCCATCATTGTTTCAGCTTGGAATTTAACAAGGGCTTCGGAGAGTAGTGGGTGATAGACAGCACATGCGCCTTCCCACGGTTCAGTGCGTTCTTCAATTTTAAGACCAAGAAGTTCTAAGCCATCAACATAAGTTTCAAGCCAGTCTTTTCTTGAGTTTACATCATTAGAAAAATCTTCGAGTAGATCTGAAGCAATTTCAGCTAAGTATTTTTCATCTAGTTCTTCAGCTAGATTTGCAGAAAACTCATCATCATCCATTCTATCTGGATCAATAACTATTTCCGTATCACCTATACCAATAGTAACTTTTTCTGGATCTTCTATTTCTATTTCAATAGCTTCTTCTGATTCAGCTATTTCTTCAATTCCTTCTGGAGCTGCATATAACCCTTTATCTATATCTGCCATTTTTACTCTGCCTCTATATATACGTCACAATTTCTGTTGCTTTTTAATATGTTCCATATAGCTGGAACTACTTGTAAATTAGTGGGCTTGTGTAAGCCGCTTTTAGTTAACGGCACAATGTGATCAACATGCCATTTGATTCCTGTGTTTTTTGTTTTAACTTGCGCTAATTTATACATGTCTTCTATTTGTTGTTTAGCTTCTTTAGTTAAATATATAGTGGCTCTAAATTTTAAAGCTCGTCTATGTGCTTCCCACGTAGCTCTTTTACTTTTATTTCTACGTGCCCATTCTTTTTTTGCTTTTTGGGCTTTTTCTTTATTGTTTAAATCCCATTTTCTTTTTAATCTTGCTGCTTTTACTTTATTTTTTTCTTGCCATCTTCTGGCTCTTGCTACATGTAACTGTCTAATATGATCTTTGTTTTTTTCTAAGTATGCTCTCAACTTTTCTTTAGAGTTATACGGCATAATATTTTTTATGGTTTCTTCCTCTAAACATCTTTATATCATCTTCTTCATCGGAAGGCAACCTAATAAATCCACCTTGCCTAAACCTAGCTAGCGCTAGAGTTGTTGAATCAACCAAGTCATCGTTGGCTCCCGACGGAAAATCATTACACTCTTCTATAACTTCTTTGGCCCATCGTCTATCAGGAGCCCAAACTATACCACTTCTAAACAAATCGCTAACTGCGTTAACGCGGCTAATCTTGTCTTGCCCTTTTCCAGGAGTAAACTCTCCCACAGGGATTCCCATTCTTCTAAATTCTTGATACAACGCAGCGCCGTTAGACTTTTTCTCTACAATGAACGAGTCTGGCTCCCATTCTCGGTACTCTTCCAGACATAACTCCTTTAACTCCGGAAACTCTAGCCTTTCTTTAACTGCGTTGAGCAATATAATGTTGTAATTGTCTACTTCCTCGTTAAAAAAGACACCCCACGTAGTTAACGCATTGTAATCAGACCTATTGTTCTTCTCTTGAGCCGCATCTAGCGTCATTATTATAAACTCACACGGTGGTGGGTCGTCTTTCTCCCATATCTGCCACCAATCTCGCTTTATTAGCGCACCTTCTTCAGAAGTTGGGTTTTGTAAGTATTGTGCGTTCCAATATCTTATGTCTAGTGCCGCTTTTTTGCTCTGTAGCTCCTCTAAGGGCCAGAACTCAGGCCATAATGACGCTTCATCTCCGTTCTTATCCTCAATTATTGCAGGAAATTCAACAACTTCCCAGTCATCAACGTCATCATTCTTAACCATTTGGTTAATTATCTGTCCTGTCAAGTCTAATTTAGACCATCTAGTCATAACTACTATTATCGCTCCGCCTGGCATCAACCTTTGAATTGGTCCTGATTGAAACCACTCCCATGCAGGGAGAAATACTTCTGGTTTGCCTAACTTTGCATCTTGCTCAGAGTGAGGATCGTCAATTATGAACAGGTCTGCTCCACGACCAGCCAAAGCACCACCAACGCCAATAGCGAAATACTCGCCGTTATAATTGGTACCCCACCTACTTGCGCTTTTACTATCTGCTTGTAACTCCACTCCTGGAAAAATGTCTTTATAGGGGTCAGAACCCACAAGGTTACGTACTCGGCGGCCAAAGTTAACAGCCAAATCAGCTGTGTGGGAAGCCATAATAATTTTCTTGTGAGGATACTTACCCAGGAACCAAGCTGGTGCCAGATACGAGATAAGTTCTGACTTACCGTGTCGAGGTGCAATGTTAACAATAACTCTTTTCTTTTTTCCTTGAGCGATTTCTTCAAAGATTCTAGCCAATTTTTCATGATGTGCTCCTACTTTATAACCTGGATAGACGTGGTTAACGAAGTCTAAAAAGGTATTTTGTCTTTTAGTTAATTGTGTCTTAGCTTCCAAAGCGTCCAACAACTGTAATAATTCTATTTGTTCGTTCTTAGGCAGTGAACCAATGTTGTCCAGTGCTTGTTTTAATTTAGCTGGTTCTATCCCAGGTATATTAAGATTCATCTGGTTCTGTATCTTCGTGTTTGATTGAACCTAGTTCACTATCTATTTCTTCATAATCTGCGTCTACTGTGTAGCCGTGTCCTAATATTTTAAACAGCTTAGATTTTATTTGATTCTGCAACTCTTCAGGATCATCGTTTTTAATTACTACTTCAGTTTTTTCGGAGAACAGTCCTACATCAGATATTTTACCTAATAGCTCTAAAGCTTTTAGTCTATGTCTTGGATCTGTTAACCCGGTGTCTTCTATAAGTTTGTTTGTAATAAATCTACGAAGTTGCACAGCTTCTGATACAACTTGATGGTCATAGTCTGACAGCATTGCATATAAATGTTGCACTGTAGCTGGTGTATTTAATGCTTTGTTTATTGGGCTTGATGTTTTGGTTTTAATGTCTGGGTCAGTAAACGCTTTAAATAATTCTTCTGCTTCTACTTTTTCAGATGAACTGACTGGTATTTCTGCACCGCCCTCTACTAAAACTTTAGCCGTCGCCGTAGCAACTTTAACTTTCTTATCAAAGGTTGTAGCTTTTTCGTCGTCATAATCATCAGGCAACGGTTTATCAATTTCAGGTTTGATTGTAATTGACATATTTATCCTACTGTGGTTTGCGCATTTATGCGTTGTTGAGAACAGTATAAATCAAAAAGTCAATAAAAACAAACAGAAAACGTAAAGCAATACTAAATATAAACAAGTGTTTAGTAGTGCAAATAATGTCCATAGTATATTCATGCAGTAATTGTAGTCATGTTTGTTACTTAATGTGGTAGTGATTATCATTCCGTTTTTTCCTAGCACTGGCCAGTGTTATGAATTTTTTGCAAAATATTTTTTTCGAAGTGCAAAACTATTTGCCCGGGGGTAGGTGCACAAAAACGGGGGGTGGGGTTACATTGTCCAGGTTTATGATCGATTTCAAAAATATTATATATTATTTGAGCATATTACTATGTATATAGGATGTGACGGAGTCCCATATGACCGTATTCCACTGGGGGTGGGGTGGGTTGTAAAAGCTGGACATTGTTCAGGATAGGCGTATAATGAACTTATCCCTTGAGAGAGCGTGTCTGTCTCAAGGGTAGATACAAAATCTCAATTATGAGATTTTGTAAACTTTAAAAACTTTATGGAGAAATTCAAAATGAAACAATCTAAAAAAGCAACATGGTTAACAGTATTAAATGATGAGCAACAAGTGGCAAGTGATAACGCTCAATCCCTTATGATTCAAGGGGCAGGAAGTATTGAGCAATCAGTGGAAGTTTCTGCTGTAACATTAGGAGAAACTCCAACCCTAGAATTATGGGTTGCATGGTTCGATAGTCTAAAAACTGGTTGGATAGAATCAAAAGGGGTTGCAGAAAAAACTGCTGAAAAATATTTAACTGATACAAGAGCAATGTTAAAAGATAAATATGCAATGACTAAACCTCAAAGCGAACAAGCAAAAGCAATAGCTGAGAAAAGAGCTGAACAAGATAAAGCTTTTGCTCATCTCTCAAACGCTGAGATAGTCGAGTCTATAGCAGTCTCGACTGACAAAAAAGATACTCAAGCTTTGACTGATATTCTAGTTAAAAGAAACAAAGCATCACAAAAAGACGAAGTAAACAACGCTAAAGAATTGGTAAAATCTAGCATCAAAGAAATTACCGATTGGATAAAATCAGATAATTCTATCGAGGTTCAAGTTTCAAGAGCTGAGAAAATTATGGCATTTATTACAAAATCTTAATTACGAGATTTTGTAAAACTTAGGGCTACTTCGGTAGCCCTTTTTTTTGTCACTTCGTGACCGTATGACCGTATTGGGTATCCAATACAGGTTGGCTAAAATAATGGTTGGCTAATTTGATCGAAGTTAACTTAGTTAACAACACATCAATACAGGTTCACAAGTATAACCACTTTACAATAATGTCGTACAGACTGGACAATGTATATTATTACACATGGACAATGTATGTCATTTTAGGTGTTTGAATACAAACGCAGTGATAGCAAGGGATTACAGCCTATTCAAACATTATAACATTATAACAGTATAAAATAGTGCTTCGGGGTAGAAATCAGAATATACAATCTGTATATTTACTCAGTTAACTCCGTAAGAGCGTCCTGCGCGATGCACTTATGGCAAAACAAGTGTTATAATGTCATTTTACTTTATAATCAATAACTTACAGTGTTTGAATACAATTTGATCAAAATCAAAGGTGTCATTTTACTTTATAATCAATAACTTAATGTGTTTGAATACGACATAAGTGTATACCCCACAAAGTTAACAAAGCTAACAAAATCAAACACTTGATAAAATGACAGACAATGTCAAGCCAACACGACAAAAGTGTAAAACCTAGACAATAACACGACATAAGTGTATAAACACGACATAAGTGTAGTAACATTCTGACACGACAATAGTGTATAAAATATACAATCTGTATATACAATATGTATAAAATACGACAAAAGTGTAGCCATATTTCACCAAACACACCACGCTCATTTCTCACAAGACTAAAAACACGACATAAGTGTAGCAAATACAAATTCTCAATTTCGGGAATTTGTGTTCATTTGTGCAAAACACGACAAAAGTGTATACTAATAATCCAACTAATGAGAGGACGCTATACATCAAATGAAAGAATTAAAACCACCAACACCAAAAGAAATTCGTGACATAAGGAATTCGATCGATTTAACACAAGAGCAAGCAGGTAATTTATTACATGTAAGTGCAAGACATTTTCAGAGATGGGAACAGGGATTAGCAATAATGCACCTAGCGTATTGGGAACTGCTCACTGCTAAGATTAGGGTGTTAAAGAACAGAAAAGAATCGAGACCAATGGCATGAATACCTACTTCATACCTGAACCAAACACAATCAAAAATCATAGACTTCGTGCACAACTAACCCAAGGTGAGTGTGCACAGTTAGTGTGTGTTACACAAGCAACATGGGCGAGGTGGGAAAAAGGACAAACTAACATGCCTGCAGGACTGTGGAAACTGTTTATTATAGAGACGAAATATACTCACGAAGCTAACGAAGCTAACAAAAAAATACCTAAAACAGCGTTACAAACTCTTACTGATTCATGGGACGATATACTTGACAATGTCCATAAATCGTAGTATAATGTTAATTAAGGGTGGGAAATTACGCCCTGTGAACTATGGCTACAAATTCTCGAAATTGGGATTTTGTAAATCAACTTAAAAACTAAGGAGAAACATTATGCAAGCAAAACAAGAAACATGGCAAGAGAGACACGCAAGAGAACTAAAAGAAACAATGAACGCAGTTCAGTATGCGTGGGCGCAACTCAAGGAGTTGGGTGTAACAGATGTAACCTTTGAGTTTGAAGGTGGAGGTGACGAAGGTCAGATTGAAGAAGTTCTTACTGAACCTAAAGTATCACTAGCCGTTCCGTTCCTAGGCAATGAGGTAGCTAAGGACTTGTTTACGAAAGATGGTTATCAAGAATATGCAGACTTAAGAGATGTATTAGAGTCTTGGGCATACAAGCTACTTGATGAAACAGGTGAGGATTGGGTAAACAACGAGGGTGGATATGGCTCAATTACGGTCACTGGTTTTCAGAAAGAAAAACTTGAAGTTGTGACTGATATGAATGTCAGAATCGTGCAAAACGAAAACTCTCAACATGAGATGGAGATACCGATGGATTTTGATCAACTTATGATACAAGCGAAACAACAAGCTAGGAGGGTAGCGTAATGGCTTTTATACGACTTAGTATTAAATATAACACACGAAAACAAA